TTCTTCTCACTCTTGACGATCACTGCGTAATACTCACCGCGGGGAATCAGTCCGAAACCCTTGTTCGGCTCCACGGCATTCGCATCAAAACCATTCAGATCGGCCATTCTTAATTCCTTCGTTCTTCGTTCCAGATATGAACAGCGTCACACTGACGCAGGTTCCCGCTTCTTACTGCTACCGTTCGTCACAATGCCTTCGATGTCGCCGCCGCGGACCCCGATAAACGATGCGTAGGCCGCAAACGTCGCTGGGATCTCCGCTGGCATCGACAGCCGGTTCTTGGCCACAACGCTGGCTGTATCGCTGGTAATCAGGATCCGTTCAGCGTCGGAGATCGCAATCTTGCGTTCCCGATTGAATCCCAGGTCTTCCGACCGCGTGAAGGTCTTCCGGGTCAGGAACAGAACTTCATCGCAGAACTCCAATAACAGGCTTTGGACCTTGTCATGCAGGTCTGGTTCGATTCGGTCGTAGCTGTCGCCCCCAGGTGGCGAGTGCTTCACGCTCTTGGCGTGACAGATCAGGACGGTTGCAATGCCCTTGGCGTTCAAGGCCCGGAATCCAGAGATCAGATGGCCGAAGACTTCCGCGGCGAACTTGTAACCCTTGCCGTATCCGATTCCTTCAATCGACTTTTCGCCGTTCGCTTCCGCGACGTGCTTCCAGACGAGTGCTTCCAGCCAGTCGATTGAGTCGATGATGACAGTAGAAAATTCGTGCTGATTACTGACCAGCCACGAGATTGCACCCTGCAGGTCGGAATAGTCCTTAATGCGATCAGTTCGTGCGACATCCAGGTCGTCCGACCCGCCTTCCACATCGACGATTAACGGCTTGGGGAACGTCGCTGCCAAAGTCGTCTTGCCGCTGCCGTGTTCTCCGTAGAGCAGCACGTTTCGCGGTCTTGCCTTTTTGCCTGTTGTTACTTTCACTGCTTACCTACTTTCATCGCTAGTCGTTCGTAACGCCGCCAATCCGCAGGAAACGCATCCCGCAGAATGGCGAAGTTGATTTGGTCGGCGAACATCATCGCGGTAGCCAGTGCCTTCACGAATTGCCCGCCGTACGTTTCCATCGCGTCCACAATCTTCCGTTCGTCGTCAGTCACAATTCACCTCCTGCAATTCGCCAGCACCCGCCCGGCGATGATTTCCGCTTCCAACCTGTTCCGCACTTTTTCTTTCGTGTTCCAACTGAGGAACACCGCGCCACGCAGTTCCAACTGAATCGACGGCATCCAGATAACTTCAGTCGCACCGTAGACCGTGGATACGTTCATTGTCATCGCCCCCTACGTCGCAGGATGATTTCGCAATCCAACACGTCCGCAAACTTGGTCAACGTCGTTGGCATCAACTCTGCCTCACCCTTCAGCCACTTCCGCAACGATCCGCCACGACTTACCCCAGCACGCTCGCAAAGGATCGTGAACGCCTCCGGGTATCGCATGACTTCATCGCGGATGGCATCACTGATTGGCGACTTCTTTGGACCTGGGCGACCGGGCATGGTTAGCGTCCCTCCGCGAGTCGTTCAGATGCCAACCGGCACACAATCGCTTGCAGGTCCACCGGGAAGCGCGTGTTATCCAGATCATCACGCCAACGCAGGATTGCTTCCGCATCTTTCCGACTCAAAGCACCTGGAGCCGAGCCGATGTCTTCGGTGCGTTTTTCCGAGTTCGCACCCAACGCAATCGGTTCCAGTTCCGACCGTCGAATGTTGATGTGCTTCGGAACTGTTATGCCCAATCTCACTTGTTGCCCGTCGATGCGGACAACCATCACTTCGATGTCGTCGCCGATGAGTACCTTCTCGTTGTATCGCCTGGTCAAAATCAGCATCGTTCACTCCTCGAAAAATGGTTATTCGTTCGCCAAACCGTCCCTCATCCGTTGCAGTCGATCCCCTTGCGGATTGTCCAACGCTTCCAGTGCAAGCTGCCTGAGCTTGCTAAATCCGACTCGCTGCTGATAAACCTCTGCCGCGTCCATCATTGCCGTTGATTCGTCGTGGATGCGGATGAGCCAGCGTTGCAGGCTGCGGATTCTGTCGGCACTCATCGCAGGTTTCCTTTCAACCAGCACAGGAAGCAATACAGACCGCCACTGACAATCAGCAGCACTGGCACCGTCGCGGGGTTGTTAAACATCTGGCACCTCCACTGGCTCAAAGCGTGTTGCACAGAACGGCCACGCACCGCCCTCGATTGTCAAAAACGTGCCGAGTTCGATGTCCCTGGTGACTCGCTTGACTTGGTACGTTTTGCCAACGACCAACGAATCGCAGCCGATAGCCGCAACGCACCGAACCTGTTGCCCGACGTACCAACCAGCCCCCGACGATTCTTTCGCGTGTGGTTGGGCCAAAACTGCGGCGTCTGAACTCGTCGGGGGCTGTGGGGTCGTCATGCCGTCACCTTTCGATATGTTGTTGCGTTGATGCCTGTCACGTTGCAGACCCTGGTTCCGCACGCGATGGCCAGTTGTTTGCGGACCAACTCGTGGACCCGCTTCCGATATGAATCTGGCATCCCGAAGAATCGCTGTGATGCCGCGTGTGCGATTTCGTTGGCTGTCATTTCGCCGATCAGCACTGCCACGCATCGCCCCTGTAACGAACCGGTCGAGACACCCTTTGCCGCGTCGTGGCTGGTGGGCTTGTCGCTTGTTCGTGCGATTGGCGGTTGGCGTTTGCGTTTTTGGTCGCGGAATAAATCGAGTTGGACCATAGCCGTACCTCTCACGCAGACGTTTTGATGTGTTTTGAAAGAATGGTCATCCATGACCAAGCAGCGTCATGCTGCGTCCATTGTCCGGCGTCTTGCCGGATGAAATGACCGTCTCTCCGATCTGTCGCGTTGTTGGGATTCGCCGATTTGCTGCTGATCACCACGGCTGGCTATTCACAACGCTTAAGCCTCTGCTTCCATGGGTGTTACTTGCTCGCCAGTGCAGCCGCCGCAGGGCTGATTCGCGACCCTAACGCCAGGCCGCGTTTTTCCAGCTTGGCCCAGGTTGTTTCGCCGGCCCGAATCCGCTTGTAGAACGTCTGATAGCACGCGTTGCACAACCCTCGACGGGCTGCCGTGCGGTTACAGTTTTTGATTAGGCACATAATTGAATCCGTTGAGACCGTCGATTGACGTGACACGGCGAACGATATCTACGCCCGCACACCATGTCAACGGAATTATTCACCGTTTTTTTCGTTACTGTGCGTCTCGTGCCGTTACTGCATACGGCGACAAGAGTAGAATTTTCTTTGGAGTTCATGTCAGCGACCCAATCAGCGGCAGGGAGGGTTCTTCTGTCTCCGCTGCAGGAACAGTTGCCAGTGTGTGTCCAGCACCTGCCGCACGTAGATTTGGCTGATGTAGCTTGGTGAGTCTGGCGATTCGATGTCCTGCTGCAGATACCGCAACATGATCTGATGCTCGCGTTCCATGTCGCCGAGACAGTATAGTTTTGCGTGTCGAATCTGATGCTGAGTCATCATGCCGCCGTTTTACCGCCCCTGTTCGCCCCGGTCAAACGAATTTCCGGGATAAGCGGTTCAGGAGATTCATCCCGACATGACCGACGACGAAGCTACCGAAGCTGTGTTTGGCGACGGCGATTACTTCCAGAACGCCAAGGATCTCGGCGTGTGTGACGTGTCCCGGTTCTTTTTGATGGCGAATCCCAATAATGCCTAACATCAAGCTAAACCTGCCCGCTGACCTCGCCTCCGCAATCGACGCCGATGCCGGTGCCAACTCACGTAGCCGGGTCGCGGAGATCCTGGTGGCGTTGAGCAAGCGTTACAAGGTCGTGGTCGAGTTGCCGAAACGCGGTAGACCGTGGCCGAAGAAAACGGATGAGCAACGGTAGGGACATCCGGTCAAGTCCCTACCAAATCTCACCCACTGGCCCAATCCGGAAGTTGTCAACGTGGTATTCGCCGCTCTTGTCCACCTCGACGAACGCCGCGCCCCAATTCCATTTGTTGCCCACCCGCCAGTATTCGGGGTTCATTTCGCACAGGCAGCCGGTTGACCATGTTGATGTCTGTTTGTGCTGCCAGTCGGTTTCGGCGTGCTGGCTGGTTCTATGCCCGTGGCCAACCAGCATTGTTGACAGCGTTTTCAGGAACAGCCCCCGTGCGCTGTTGACGCTCGATGTCAGTCCAGTCTTTCCGGCTTCGTGGCCGTGGAGAACAGGCAACTTGCCAACCATTACCGATCGCTGATCTCCAACCACTTCCACGCCGTACTTGTCCGCGTCGATCCATTCCTTGACGTTCATTCGCGGGCTGTTGCTGATTTCCGGTGCCGCGTTCCATAACCAGTGTTGCCAGCGTTCTTCGTGGTTCCCTAGCTTATAAACGATCCGGCAATTCTTCCCGAACTCGTGCCGCAACCATGCCAGCATTTCGCGGACTGCGGTTATCTCTTGTTCCAGGTCGCGTTTCGACGGGTCTTTTTGGTGGCGTGAAATCGAATAGAAATCCGCCATGTCACCATTCAGCAACAGAACATTCGGCTTACGTTTCTTGGCGTTGTCCACCGCTGCTTTGACCGCAATTGGCGAATGATACGGAACGTGAACATCAGACAAGATTGCCACGCGAATTTCGTTGCCGAGATCGAATGATTCCCACTTCTCAGCCAAACTCGGCGGCATCTGAGGCGTCCACCCCGCTGGCTGATTTTCTCGTGGCGCAACCGCTCGATGTCGCTTGAGTTTGCCACTATTGCCGCGACAAACACGGATTGTCGTTCGTGCTGCTTCAATTTTGATTTTGTGCGACTTGGCCAATCGTGCCGCAAGTGTCCGACTTGGCGTATCTGGAAACTCAGTGACGAGTCGTTCGGCTTCCAATCGCATTGGCGATTTCGCGCGTGGCATATCCGTTACCCTTTCGGTTCGTACTTCCTGTGCATTTCACCGAGCGTCAACCAAAATGCGTCACCGTGATGACACTTGTCGTCGTGCTCGCCTTCGACGGATTCGCAGTACAAATGGCACCATTCGTGGAACAGGTAATCAATCATCACAGACTCGTCCTGTCGTTCCAGGTAGATCCAGCCGATGCCCTTGTGCTTGAATGCGTAGCCGTGAACATTGCCACGCATCAACCTCGCTTTGGTTCGGACTCGCACGGGAAATCCGAGCGGGAAATCGTCTTGCAACTTCCGAAGCCACCGCCGCAGTTTTTCCGAGCGGAGTGGCATCACTCATCCTTGCGACTGCGCCACGTCGATCATGTCAACACATTTGATATAACCAGCGATGTCAATCAGGTTATCTCGCTTCGGAGAGTTGGCTTCGCGTGCGAGCTTCAGTCCGACCATCATCAATGCAACTTCACGCGGTTCGATGGGTCGTTTCAGGAACTGCCCGATCTGGACATTCCAGATAGCCGCGATGCGCTGGTGGTTGACCAGCGGATGTCCGTAATCGCGGGAACGGTCCTCGCCAGCGATGGCGTCCGCTTCAGCAAGGATTGACTTACTGAGCGATGATTGCTTGAGTAACGCGATCTCGGCACGCAGCGATTCATTTTCCCGCTGCAAATACGTGGCGTCAAACTGTTCCATCACGACCCTCCATGATCGAAGGTTAGACGATATTCGCTAAGCCTCAAGCGGGGTTGACGCATTCTCGGCAGGTTAATCCGCGATGTGAGTCATAGATGGTTTCTGAAAAGATTCTCATTGACTCGCCATCTCGCCACCCGACTCGCGAAGGTATAAAGCGAACACAACAGCCCCGGTCACGCCGGGGCTTGTTTGTTTAGCTGAACTAGTTGAGTGAACCCGCTGCATTGACGGTCGCAGATGTGCGGCTGACCGACTTGCTTGTATCTGGTCGCTGAACATTCGCCAAACTGGTCGCAGGATCTGACTTCGACCGGCTTGCCTTTGTTGCCGCACAGTTGGCAGGTGTCCGTGCGAATCACGTCGCCCAGGTTGGCGCATGGCGCGAATTCGGAGCGCGGGGCGGGCTGTGGCTTCACCGGTTCCGGTTCCACATGCCGGATATTGCAAATTACATGGTCGATCCATCGCAGTTCACGCTGCGGATTCAGTTCGACTGTCTGTGAAATGAAATCGTAGTCGCCCGCATAGACACCAGCAGTGAACTTGCCGAGGTCAATTCCCGCTGGATGGACAAACATTGGCGTCCCGACGTTTCCCCGTCGCAGTTCGTGGCCTTCGGGAATAATCGTTCCATCCTCTCGCCGCATCTGCAGCAGGAACAAATCGCCGTTGTGCCGTGCGATGGCCTGTCGAACGTGCTTGAGTGCATCCCGCCCCATCGTGTCATCGTCGTCGAAGTGGACGACGTACCCACTGGTGATTGTCGGCAGAATCAGGTTTCGCGGCGTGTGTCCCCAATCGTTGTAATTCGTGTCCAGTTCAACCAGGGTCACGCCAGTCGCGTTGATTCCCTTCACGCCATCAGAGACAAGGATAATCTCATCTTCCTCGCGTAACTGCGGCCTGATGCTCGCCAGCGCGCGTTCCAGCGTGTCCCGTCCGACTGTTGGAATCAGAATCGTCAGTTTGCAACCAACCCCGCCATGCTCGCAGGTAACGCCCCAGTTTACGCGGACCTGTCGCCCACGCTGTCGGTGCCGGTGGAACCAATCGGCATCGTAGTATCCTGACACCGCCGTCTGTCCGGTGATTACTTCGTCGCGGACCTGTGACATTCGCAGCATGACGCAGCCGAACCCGGTTCCGTGGATGCTCTGGATTCCCTTGCCAAGAATCGGCATCAGTTTCGGACGCCCGTTTTCTGGCATGTGGTCCCAGACCGTCCATGCTTGTGGCTCGTACCGTTGACGATACGCCCCACCGACTGCACAGACCTGCGTGTCAAACCCTCGCAGGAGTTGTTCGATGGCGTCTGACTGCTTTGGAAAGACATCGTTTTCCAGCGACAGGACGAACTCGGTTTGAACTTCCTTCAGCATTCGATTGTTGATGGCCGCGACAACGGTCTGAACTTCCAGTTCAACCGCTGGGGAGTTTGCCCGGTTCTCATCTTCCAGTCCTGCTGTGCCGACTGGGTGATCGTACCAACTGACGCCCGCGAATCCGTCCAGCCCCGCCAACCATTCAGGCGGCAGTGGCTGGTGTGACGTGTTCGCAATCAGGACGCGGATTTGCTCCCGTGGCCACGACTGAGAAAGCAGCCAGTCCTTGTGCCGCTGGAAATAGGTGTTTTTGTGCGACCGGCCGCTGACAGTCAGAAACACCGTCACGACTTCGCCAGCAAGTCCCGCCGTCGAATAGTAGGATTTATCCTCGCGGTTCTGGATTCGTTGCTCGCCGTGCTTTCGATAGTTCAGTGCCAGCGGATTCCGCGCCGCATCCCACGCACCAGACCGCATGATTGACCTGGCAAGGTGCCAATCTTCCCACCCGGTTGATTCGCTGCCGAATCCGTTGACCTGCAGGATTGCTTCACGCCGCCAGACGCTGCCAGTGTCGATGAAGTTGGTTCGCTCCAGAGACGCCGCGTCAAACACTCGCGGAGTGAGCAACCTCCGGTATTCATCGCCGAAGTAGGCCAGATCTGCGTAGACGATGGCCAGTCGTGGATTCGCATCGAACAGCTTCGCGGCTTCGTTCAGATAGCCGGGCTGATGAGTGTTGTCCGCGTCAAGGAAGCACACTAGCGGCGACTTGCACAGCCTGAAACCTGCCCCGCGTGCCAAGTGTGGCGAGCGTAGATCCACCCGCAGATATTTGGCATCGTAAGCCGTGGCGATGCGCTCGACTTCCGCCGGGTTGTCACTGGAATCATCGACCACAATGACCGATGCCGCGCCGTGAATCGACTCCAGACATTCGTCAAGGAACCGCTCGTAATTGTGGCAGGTCACGACAACATCGATTGGCGGTCCCTCGATGCGGAATCGGCAACCGGTGCAGGACAGCATCCGTGTCCCCGCCATGTCGACGATTCTGTCATTCGGCTGGATGCTGCAAGTTCGACCGCCCTTGTTGCAATGGTACAGGTCGACCCCCTCATGGGTCGTGTGAAACTTTCCGCGATGTCCGCAATTTAGCTGTTCACGCATGGTGCCTCTGCCGTTGCTCCGAGTCCTGATGGATAGCCGAATAGGGCTGTGATTTGGTCAATCGTTTGGCAGATGCAACTTGCTCCAACGCAATTGCTGGCTGGTGCTCCGCTGAATGTCCAGACGAATCCGGTTGGGGACGTTCCAACCGCTGACACTGCCGGGCAAAGTCCCGTGCATGTCGTGTCGCTTCCTCCCCCGCAGCCGTAACCGTAGTCGTAATGAGTAGCACCGAACGTGCAATCCGCTGTAGCTGTTACAGCGATTGTTGCCGGCCAGTGTGTATCAACCCCGGAATGTCTCGTGAATGTTCCAGGAGTCGCACATGATGCGCCGCCCGGAGAGTCGTATGTGCCGGTAATGAATGAATAAATCGGACCAGCGTGCTCTGTTGGCCAATAGATGATGAATGAACCCGGTGGACCATACGTCAAGCTGGCCGACAGCGCGTATCCAGTCACCGCCCCGCCGTTTGCCTTGCTCTCCCATTGCCAGATACACGTATCGCCAGTGCCCGCTGTTGGTCCATAGACAGTGAATGTCCGTGCGGTCGCTGGGTCAATTGTGAACGTGTACCCCGCTGGCAGCAGGCTTGTCAGATCCGCACCCGGCCACGCGATGGCGTAGCAGTGCTGCTCGTTACAACTAGTCGCACTGCACGCGACATGTTCCGTCGCCACAGGTGCCAGACATGTCTCGCATCCAACGAACAAATTCGGCGGGAAGCGATGAGGCGGAACCGCTGGAATAAACGTCATGTTGCATGTGCAACTGTACTGCTTGTCTGGGTCGGCTTTCCACTTCAGTTGACGATATCCGCTGGAGAGCTTCAGGCAATCCGTACCGCTGACGTAGAGGACTTCGATTGTCGATCCAACGCCACCCTGTAACAGAACCGCCTTGTACACACCGGTATCACTTCCGCCGGGACCGGGGTAGGTGTAGGTGACATTGAAATTCGCCGTCACCCATTCGCAGCCGCTGGAGTACACAAATTGTTGCGTGCCGATGACTGAGCCGAAGTAGACTGAAAACTTTCGCGGAGCCGCATCGCAGTTGGAACACGTCGTGATAACATCGTTACCATCCTGCGTACACATGTTCAAACATTGCGTGCAATCACAGCATGAGCAGCCGCCGCCGCCTGTGCCGCCGCCGCCTGATGAGTCACCCTCATCGACCGGTTGTCGCCACGGCTTTCGCTGGGACGGCCAACCCTCGACCATCCGCTCCCACGCGTTGGTGCTACGGTCAATTCGCCGCGCATCACCCATTCCAAACACAACCGGCATATCGTCGCTCATCGATCAACTCCAGGGTATGACCGAATAGTCAACGCGGGCACCGAACGGGCGGTACGCAACCCACCATAGATCTGCTTGAGCGATACGGGCACCGGTGACGTTGATTGCCGCCCCGCTGCCGTCGAGTGGAACTGGCATACTTATGGATTGGGTTGACGAATCGCGGATATTGGTCCATTTGCCAAGACTTGTATTGTATGTCCGCATCCCCTCATCAAGCCGTTCCTCGTCCCACGGTCCAAACTTGTCCGATTCCGTGCTGAACAGGTCGCGCGAGATCCTGACAATGGTGTCCCATGTGATCGTGATGAACGATGTGCCGTTTTCTTTTTTCTCCGGGCTGAACGTGAAGTTGCCGAGCTTGCCGCAGCCCTTGGGAATCGTGACCGTCGTTCCGCGAATCGTCACGTTCTGCGCGGCAGTGTTGACCCCGTTGGAATGCGTCAGAAACCAAGACGGGAACGACGCCACGTTCTTTTCGCAGTGGATCGCCCATTCGGTATATGCGACTTCAATCGGCGGGTCCAACGGGTCGCTGGCTGAGTTGCAAGCGTTGCCAATGGTCCACGTCGCACCCGGTCCTGCCTCGCTCCACAGCTTGTACGGCGTGGTTCTGAGCAGTCGCCGCGCCGGTCGCATGACGGTTCGTGATTGTCCGCTAGTTGCCGTTGCCCGGTCGATGGGATTCGGGTTCGCGGACCGCTGCAATTCCTGCTGATTCAGGATTGATTTGTACGTACAGGTCACGATCCAGACATTGGTACTTCTCTTGTCCCGCCGTGGCCAAATATCGACGCAGAGAGCGGTTGATGACCCAGGAAACAGCGACAGCGGAGCAGGAATCGTTCGCACTCCGTCCGTCGCGACGATAATATCGGCTTCCGTGAGCGTGGAATCGTTGGTGACGACACGAAATGTCCGAAACCCCGAATCACCCTCCGCGAGAGTGGTTCGGAAGTCGCGGGCACCTTCGATTGTGACTTCACCAACTAGAGAAATCGTCATTTATTCACCTGGGGGAATCATGAACGCCGCAGTTACTGGCCTTAGTATTGCTGTCGTCAGTCTTTTGGTTTTGTCATGCCTGCTGATTGCCGCCGTCGTGCATCAATACCGTGAAACTTCTGCCCTGAATCGCCGCGTCGATGAGGTGAGACGCGAGCTACTAGTGGAAGTGAAAAAGGTACATGCCGCAATTCCTGTTGTTCAACCAATCGATCCGCCACCACGACTTAACTTCAACCGCTGAGTGCAACCCGATTCAACTTCCCTCCCTGTCGTGCGATCTCCTCCAGCTTAATCAGCGAGTCCTTGTGTATCTTCAGCGCCTCTTTCGCGATTGATTGATCCGACCGCGTGCCAGATGTCGCCCGGTTGACAGCCTTGACGCCTTCGGCTGAATCACGAGCCGCACCCGGCGACATTCCCGCCGCTTGGCCCATTTCGGATAGTTTCTTTTCTTCGTCGGTGATTTTGGCCTTCTGCATCTGTACCGCAGCCTGAGACTCGAACTGCGCCATTGCTTCCTGGCTCACACGGTCCTTGATAAGTTCAGTGCGTTCACGTTCGATCTTTTGCATCTGGCGTTGTTCTGCAGTTCCGAACTCTTCCAGCATCTTCCGCTTCAGGTCGGATTCGGCTTTGTACATGCGGTCCTGTCGTTGCAGTTCTTCTTGTGTGGCCGCATCCTTAGCTTCGCGGTCTTGGATGTCTGGCCGCATCTTCTCGATTTCTGCCATTGTCTGTCTCGTCAGTTCCAACTCGGCATTCAGTTCGATGATTCGCTTGTTTCGAGCATCTACTTCGTCCTGATTGCCGTTGGCTTGTGCCTTCAATCCTGCCGCTCGTTCGGCATGGGATTCCAGACTGAGCATGTCGGCGTCATGCTGCATTCGCTCCAGCCGCTCGTTCATCTGCTCTTCGGTGCCCTTAAAGACATCGAATTTTATGTTTTCCATCTTCCGCCACGGAGCGAACGCCGCTTCGGATGTCTTTTTGATTTGTGCCTCGAACCGGGCCATTTCCTCTTTTGTCTTGCCGAAGATGGACCCAGTTTCGAGCAGTCGTGGCAACAGGATACCGCCCAACGCACCACCGAGAGCAGTCACGGCCATTCCGACCGGACCAAACGCCGCCCCGAGCATCTGCACGTTATTTGTGACCGCACCGATAGCCCCAGACAGCCCGCGTGTTTCGAGTTGGCTACTGAAGTCCTGCAAGCCGAAGCCGATTTGCTGGACAGCCATTGCCGCCTTGCCCGCGCCACCCATGCCGCTGGACGAACGACCGACGCGCCCGAGTGCAGCGTCAGCCCGGCGTGACTGGACTTCGACGGTCGTAGCAAACTCCATCGCAGCCGTTTCTGACTGCTTGAGTCCGGTATTAAACTCGAACTGCGATAGACTGAGGGTCGCATTGAGGTTTCCGACGTTCGTCATGTGTTCCCCCAATGCTCCAATTGCTCGCCGGTTCTGCGGATCTGCTCCCGCACTTCGTCAATGTGTCGGATTCGCTGTGCCACCGGTGCCCATTCCTCCGGGTTGAGTTCCGACCGGAATCTGAAATGTGCTTTCCACCTTTCCAGGGTTCGTGCCGTCAGTTCCGCTTTCATCGCGTCAACGTCAGCACGTCCCCACCGATCCGCTAACCAGAAGATGAAGAATTCGTCGTGATCTCTGGCTTTTTTTCGATATCAGCTTGCTCCCGTGGCGTTGCGCCGGAGAGTCGTTGAATCGCGTTAAACAGCCGGTCAATCACAACCGGATCAGCCTCCGTGCCGATCCATTCCGCATCTTCCGGCGTGAAGAACTCTTTCCCATCCTCCGTCATGGCAACCGACATCACGACCGACCCGCGTTTGCCTGCCGGGGACTGAATGCCGTTCTTGGCATCGTCCAGGATTTCCCAGAACCGCTCCTGCTCCAGTACGTTCATGGGGCGAACCATGATTTTTCCGCCCCATTCCGGCACGTCCACAAGTTCGGTCGCTGGCTTTGGCAGACTTTTAACGCTGAGTCGATCAATCATCAGTCATTCCAATCAGGCTGCAGGAGCGTGAACAATTCGACCACTGACGCACAGTTTGCACTTGGTCAGCACGCCCGGAGCTCCCTTGAGCGGGAACGTGACTTCATGGCGAGTCAGGAACCCGGTAAACGTCTTCGTTGCCGCAGTCGTCGCCGTGCCACGCTTCGGCAACGTAATGACGATGACTTCCGGCACACCGAACGGAACGACCTTTTGCGGATCGTGGAGCACCTCGATATCCAGGTCATCGGATGTCACGATGTCGCCGGGAACGAAGGTTGCCCCGACCTTGGCGTCCGACCCTGCACTCAGTGCCGAATACGTCGTCTCGATCTTTTCCAGATTCTCGACGAGGCTTCCGATATTCACGATTTCGGCGAAGAATCCCGCTACCTTGATGGTGCCAGAGGTATCAGTACCTGCGATGGTCGTTCCCATCGCCGAGTAGCCACGAGGAGCCAGTGCCATGATCTATTCCTTTCAGGAAGCGTGTTCCAAATCAAATGCGACAAACTCGACGGGTGCCCCGATTTCGTCTGCCAGTTGCGGTAGTGTCGATTGGTCAAATGTGTCGTTGAGTTGGCACGATCCGACCTGCGTTGAGCCCCATGTCTGCGAACCGATCCAACTGGACGGGCATAACGCCGCGACGACCGGTCCGCTCAATGAACGGGATTCGTCATACGTGGCACCGACGCAGGCAATCACGATTGGCGTAAATGACACGCCGGTCAGCCCGGTTGATGTCATTGGGTTCTGTTGTCCTTCGGGTCGCAGGACGATCAGATACGGCTTGGCTTCCGTCTGTGGTGCCAGTCGCGGATAGACCCTGGTCGATACCAGATTCGTCACGCCCGACACGCTCAATAACTTCGCGATGACAGCGACTTCGGCGGTATTGCTCATGGCCCGCCTCCGAGCTTGGCCGCTGTCAGTTCGCGGGTGATGCCGCTGGCGATATCCGCTGCCAGTTGTGTTCCGACGCTAGACGCTGCTGCCGCAACGCCACGCTGGACGGGATGGAATGCGGGCATGATTCCGCGATTGTGCTGTGGCTTGTTCTTGCGACGAATCACCGAGCCGGTTGATTGCTTTTGTCGAACAACTTTTGTGACCGGACGCCCGTTTTTGATGACCGTTTTGACACTGGTAGCCATGCGTCTATAGGTTGGCTTCGAGTTCGTGAATCGTTGTCGCGTGCCAGACTCGACGAGGATTGAATGTGGAGCCTTGCCGCTCTCGGCACCGATGACACCGACAACTGAATCAGTTGCCGGATACTGCCGGACAACCGATGTCAGCATGTTCCGATAGTGGCCCGAGTGCCGTAGCTTGCCGAGTCCGTTCCGCCGCATCTTTTTGCTGTTGACTGGAATCAATGGAGCAATGGCACGCTCGATTGTTTTCGCTCCCTTGGTCACTGCCGGAACGATGACGCGCACCTGCATCGCAAACGGCAACTGCCGCAAAGCGTTGACGAGTGGCTTCATGCCGGTAAGTGTCATTTGGAACGTCATTCGTGTTCAATCACCCAGAGAATCATTTGCTCATTGCGCCCGCCGTCGTTGATCGGGGTTGTTGCCAGTTCCAGGGTTCGCGATCCAATGACAACCCGATCCCGTGCTGTAATCGCCGCCGTTTTCGTGTCGTACGGCAGTTTCAGAATCCCCTGCAGACTGGCGACTGTTTGCATTGCCAATTGAAACTCGCGACCGCTGGTGATCATTTCCTCAGCGAACCGCGTGAAGCTGGTTAGATATTCTGGCGTCTTTTCGTACGACCCGTTTGCCGCCGAGCTTGACGCCAACTGGATAACCACTGGAGTCTGCCGTCGTCCCGCCCCGTTGCGAAACGTCTTTTTGAGAGACATCACACCCCCTCGTATCGCAGGGAGTAGATTTTTGACCAGTAGCCGCGAACACACTGCTCGTATTCCGCCCCTTCGCGGTCCCCGTAGGACATGGCCACTCGCAGATAGATGGCCATGATTGCCAGGGATGGAATCTCACCAAGGAAGTTCAGCCCGCTACCTGTTGTTGACAGCGTGACTGCCGCACCGCCAGCCGTCAGAGACAGGGAGCAGGTTTGACCGCTGGCACTGATGACGTAATAGTCGGTCATCGTGGCCAACCCGGTCGGCAATGCCCCTCCGCTGTTGCTGACTCGCCAGATGTCGCCGTTGGTTGGCGTGTATCCCGCGACCGTCAGCACGTTTCCCGATGCCGTGAATGGCACCGCGTAGCCGTTGTGGGTCGTGACCGTAATCGACTTTTCCTGCTGCCGAGCGGTAGGCCAGTAGCCGCCCCACTTGTATCGAATCTGACCGGGTGCGTCAGTTGTGTTGTATTGAGCGTATGTGGAAAGCGCCCACGTTTGCACGTTGCCGCTGTAGTCTGTGTAAGTGATCGAATCGACCGAATAAACCGGACAGCGGCGAACCTCGATGTTAGGCAGTGGCATCTGCGATTGCCCTGCCTGATTACTGCTCCAGAGTGGGAACTGATCGAGATACGTGGCGACGGTCTGCATTACCAACGCCCGCCCGCTGTCCTGTTCAACGGCTTCGGTTGCTTCGCGAATGTACGTATCAATCGCCGCATCTTCCGCCGAAACATCCGTACCCAAACGAACGTGCAGCTTCACCGCGTCTCGGTGGACGGGTAATGCCCGTGGCCCCACCGTAACGCGGTCTTGATACCGAAGCTGTTCGCCGAACTGGGTACGCACGGTACGGCCTTAGATCGTGACTGTGACCGATGCCGACACGCTGCTGGACTGGGTGACTGGCTGCGACCGCGCACGAGACTGGAGAGCAATGACGCCCTCCACGACCGCGTTTGCCGTCCCTCGCGTGATAACCGCCCGGACATACCGCTTCGATGGTCGCGAATAGACCGCGACCAGCAACTTATTGGAATCTCCGTCAGCCATTGCCGCCGTTGCTCCACTGGTCACGTCCGAAAACGACGAGTTGTCGTCGGAGTGCTGGAGCTTCATTCCGGTACCTTGTGTGGCGGTCAATGTTCCGAATGATGCGATAAACATCACTTGGTCATAACCCGCCATATCGACGGACGTACAGTTGATATTC